CAGAGCGCAAGGGCAAGTTTGAATGTCATTGGCTGCGCCCGGTGCTGGACTACGAAAAAGGCAAGATGTTTGAGTTTGGAAAATGTTTGGGGCTAGACCCACACCCGTGTTATGAATACATTGACCGTTGCAGCTGCATGATGTGCATATTTGCGAAAAATGAACAGGTCATGGAGAACATGAAGCGGCACCCGGAAGCAATGCGGAAATGGGTAGACGCAGAAGCAAAGCTGGGGTTCACATGGAAACAGAAAACAAGCCTGCAAGAATTGTGGGACCAGTGTTTTGATATTGACGACGTGACCGAAACGGACACACCAGAACAGACGGGAGGTGACGCCGGGTGTCAGAAACAAGAAAGCGAAGAAAAAAGCCGCAGGAGGTAAAGACAATGAACGAAGAACAGAGAATGGCAGAGGTTGAGAGGTTCAAGAACTACTTTGCGTACATAAACAGACCGGGAGCAGATAAGCTGCTTGCGTGGTTGGAAGAAGTAGGGTTTTTCACAGCACCAGCAAGCACGAAGTATCACGGAGCATACGCAGGCGGTCTGGTGGAGCATACAAACAATGTATACCGCAGATTGGTGAAGCTGGCAGACGAAGAAGACAAAAGGCTGGGCAGAACATATCCAGAATATACGGTGGACACAATCGCAGTTGTGGCGCTTCTGCATGATGTTTGCAAGGCAGACGCATATAAAATTAAAAAAGAGGACCTTAACTGCCCATACAAAACAGTGGTGAAAAAGGTGTACTGGACGTACACAAACAATTTACCGCTGGGACACGGTGAAAAATCGGTTATACAGATTATGCGCTTTATGCAGTTGAGCGAAGAAGAAATGCTGGCTATACGCTGGCACATGGGCGCTTTTGATTATGCAACAAAAGGTGGTAGCTGCGATATGAACAACGCTTTTGCGGGCAGCAGGCTTGCAGTCATGCTGCACATTGCGAATATGGAAGCAACACACCTTGACGAAAGGAAAGAAAAACATGAGTAGAGCATATTACAGAAAGCGCAGCGAAGCCACAGAGCAGGAAAGAGTTATGAACTGGGCGACGTTCTACGCAAAGGACTTCCCCGAACTGGCACTGCTGCACCATATCCCAAACGGCGGCAGCAGAAACCAGCTGGAAGCCGCCAACCTCAAACGGCAGGGCGTGAAAGCCGGGGTGCCGGACTTATGCTTGCCAGTACCCAGAAACGGCAAACACGGGCTGTATGTGGAAATGAAGTGGCAGAAGAATAAAACCACGGACAAGCAGGACTGGTGGCTTGACCAGCTGCGGCAGCAGGGATATGAAACGGCGGTCTGCTGGACTGCGGAAGACGCAATGGACACCATAGCGGGTTATCTGGGAGTTATGGAGCAGACAGGAAGAAAGGTGGAATGGTAATGGGCTACATGGATAAGACATTGAAACAGACGGTGCCGTATTACAGCACCATGAAGCGTGCAGGGGCGTTCAGACAGCCCCAGAAGCCACAGAAGCGGCAGAAAAGAACGACGCTGACAGAATATAGCCAGAACGGACAGAAAGCCGTATTGAAGCCACACGTTACCGTCAATCAAGCAGCAAAGAAACTGTATGATTATGAGCAGACGGGACTTTCACCGCATGAGGTAGCAAACCTTGTTGAGCAGGTGCAGAACTTGACAAGGCGTGTCAAGAAGTATGAAAGCTGGGAAGAATGACAGACGTTGAACGCTGCGTGATATGTAACGAGATTATCCCGGAGGGTTCGCAGGTCTGCACCGCCTGCCAGAAGAAATACGACATTGTGACCGGGGAAACAGAGGAAATGGCACAAGAACTGCGGGACGTAGCAGACGTGCTGAAAATCACAGAGGGCACAGACACAAACATTAGAAAGTCAATGGAAAGCATACTGCGGATAGCAGACAGACTGGAAAGGACAAGCAATGGCAAGAAAAGAAGATA